TCACGCTTGGGATTCATAAAGCGTGATAAAGGTATTCTTTCTTGTATAGGATCTACATCTGATATGCCTAACAGCCAACAGATAAGACTGCTGCCTGCTGATCCTCTAGTTATGTGGGGGATGTCTCGAGTGAGATTCAGTATCTCTACTACTCGTAGAAAGTGTTTGGCGAAACCTAGTCGTGCTATGATTTCTAGTTCTTCTGCTAGCCTATCTGCGTATGCTTGGCCTTGGGGTACGTCTCGAACAAACTTGCCTACCAGTGTTTCTAGTTCTTTGTATCTTGCTTCCATATCTGCCTCTCGTTGCCTTAGGCAGATATTTATTGTGGAAACTTATGTAGTCTGGCGTATTTTGGCTAAATTAAAAAACTGTAGGATTCTAATATACATCCATCCTATATCAAACTCCCACCAACGCTTGCTGAATTTAGGGTTGGAGCCATCTGCGTGATGCCCGTTGTGTAATTCTTCACCGCCAATCAAAAAAGCCCAAGGCCAAAGATTTCTGCTGGTGTCTGCGGTGTTGGTAATTCGATAACCCCACCAATGAGCAGCACCGTTGATCACGCCGGCCGCAAAGAATGGTATCCATATCATCTGGATACCCCACACAATCAGTCCCCACGGTCCAAAGAGCAATAGATCTATGATCAACATCGAAAGAATACCCGAGCGACTGTGTGTGGAGTAAACATTACGTTCGAGCCAGTCATCGGGAGTGCCTACTCCCAGTTTTTCAACCATGATACGATCTTTGCTGGCTTTATAATATAAGAATGCTCCACCGAACAGCACACGCCATATACCATAATACTTAGGCGAATGTGGATCTTGTTCTGTGTCCGCGGCCTGATGATGTTTACGATGTATGGCCACCCATTCTTTTGTCACCATCCCTGTGGTCAGCCAAAGCCAGAATCTCATAAAGTGATTTACCGCTGGATGGAAACTAACCGACCTGTGTGTCTGGGATCTGTGTAGATACAAAGTCACGCAGGCTATGGTGATTTGCACCATCACCAAGGTGTAAATTATTATTATCATAGTTTTATGTAGCGGTGTATACCGTTGAGATATACACCACTATTATCAATGAAACTGTTCTTCTTCAGTTGAACCTTTTAGAGCCTGTGTAGAAGCATCTTTTTCTACAGTGGTAGTTAACAAGTCAAAATAACCTGTGCCTACTTCCCTTTGATGTTTGACTGCTTCGAACCCGCGATCTGCTGCTGCGAATTCTTTCTCTTGTAGTTCCACAAACGCAGGCATTCCATCCCTAGCATAGCCATAAGCCATATCAAACATATGATAGTTAAGATTATGAAACCCAGCGAGAGTGATGAACTGGAATTTGTAACCCATTGCTCCCAACTCACGTTGGAAACGGCTAATTGTGCTTGCATCTAGATTCTTCCTCCAATTAAAACTGGGTGAGCAGTTATAGGCTAACATTTTACCCGGATGGTGTTTGTGGACTCGTTCTGCAAATTCTCTTGCGAAATCAAGATCGGGTTTCACTGTTTCACACCATACAAGGTCGGCATAGTTTGCGTAAGCGACTGCTCTGCTGACGGCTTGCTCGAGTCCGTTTCTGGTTCTATAGAAACCTTCCACAGTTCTTTCACCAGTAAGAAAAGGAACGTCATTAGGATCAATATCGCTAGTGATAAGGTTACCGGCCTCGGCATCAGTTCGTGCGATAACAAGAGTAGGCACGCCCATAACATCAGCAGCGAGACGAGCGGCAACAAGTTTATTGACTGCTTCACGGGTTGGTACAAGAACTTTTCCTCCCATATGACCACACTTCTTGGCACTGGCCAGTTGGTCTTCAAAATGCACACCTGCGGCACCTGCCTCAATCATGTCCTTCATTAGTTCGTAGGCGTTGAGCACACCTCCGAATCCTGCTTCTGCATCTGCTACGATCGGTGCGTAGAAGTCCTTTTCGCTGCCTTCACTCCACAGTATTTGATCTGCTCGAGCAAATGCGTTGTTAATCCTGCGTACAACTGCTGGCACTGAATCTGCCGGATACAAACTTTGATCAGGATACATATCTCCGGCTAGATTAGCATCTGCGGCCACTTGCCATCCGCTTAAATATATAGCCTTTAATCCTGCTTTGACCTGTTGCAGGGCCTGCATGCCTGTAAGGGCACCTAAGGTGTGTACGTAATCTTCTTCTAGAAGCATACGCCATAATTTCTTTGATTGATCAACAGCAAAATGATTTGGGTAAGTCTTTGAGCCTTGTAAGCGAACGACTTCCTCTGCTGTATAGGGTCTTTTGATTCCAGTCCAACGAGGATTAAGGGTCCAATCCTGTTGAATAGCCTGCTGTCTCTGTGTACGTTTATCCATTTGGATACCTCCGATCTGTTAGGTATTTAGTGCAGAGCAACAAAGTCTTATACAGGACTTGACAGTGTCATAAACTGAGTGTATAATTACAGTATGAAAAAAATCATTTTAACAGACGCGGACGGAGTTTTACTGGACTGGGAATATGCGTTCTCAGTATGGATGGAACAGCACGGGTTTCGGACTGTAGAGGATTCTCAGTTCAAATATGACATAGGCAAACGCTATGACATAGACAAAGAACAGGCCAAAAAACTTATAAAGATCTTTAATGAATCTGCACACATGGGATTCTTACCACCTCTACGTGATGCTATGTTCTATGTGAAAAGACTGCACGAAGAACACGGCTTTACCTTCCATTGTATAACATCAATGAGCGCAGACGAAAACGCACAGGAACTGCGTAAGATGAATCTTGCCAAATTATTTGGCAAGACTGTGTTCAGCAAAATCATCATCTTAAACACAGGTGCAGACAAAGACGAAGTGCTAGAAAAATATCGTGATAAAGGCTATTACTGGATCGAGGACAAAATTACCAATGCAGAAGTAGGACATACGGTAGGTTTGAAATCATTGATCATGGAACATGGACATAACATGGATTACGATAACCCATTAATTCCTAGAGTAAAAAATTGGAAAGAAATCTACGATATAATCGTAGGTTAAACGACTTCTACTAGATTGTCTCGAAATATCTGCCAGCAGCGATCCCAGGTCCACTTTTGGCTGGCAGTGACCACGCGATCTCTATCGTAGTCTAGGCAGATCTCCACAGCATCTGCGAGGCATGGGCCCATGTAGCCAGTGATGCCTGGTTCCAATATGTCTCTGGGTCCAGGAACATGATAAGCAGCCACGGGTGTGCCTACTGCCAGACTTTCTATTATAACTACGCCGAATGTATCAGTCTTTGAAGGGAAAACGAACACATCTGCGTTGGCATAGTATTCAGCCAGAGCCCTACCAGTCTTGACGCCTACGAAATTGACATCAGGATATTTTTTCTCCAGTTGTGCTCTATAAGGTCCATCGCCTACTACTATCTTGCGTGTACCTGGTATCTTTAACTGGCAGAAATCATCCAGACCTTTTTCTTTGCTGACACGGCCCACATTCAGCAGGATCTTCTCGTCATCAGTCCTATTCCTTAGGCTGGGATCAAATATTCCGCGATCAACACCGCGGGTCCAGGCATGGATGTCTCCACCAAAGCCGTGCGCTCGTAGATCGTTGACCATGGTATCTGTGGTTGTGAGCACACGACCTGAATGCTTGTGGAACCAGCGTACATAGGCATAAGTGGCGAATTCTGGAATGCCGTATATTTTTTTTATGAATTCAGGAAACTTAGTGTGGTAACTAGTATTGTAACGATAGCCGCGTTGGTCAAGATAAAGTCTAGCACACAGACCAATAGGACCTTCCGTGGCGAGGTGTATATGATCCGGAGCCAGCGCCTCAATCTTCTTGCCGATCTGCCAAGGAATTGAAAGTTTAACCTCAGGGTAGCCTGGGCAACTAAAATGTAAGAACTGCCCGGGATCAAGGTATAGAACGCGATACCCGTCCAAAACAGCCAGCGCCTCGATGTTCTTAAAAGTTGTGACCACACCATTGATCTGATCCTGGAGATTATCTGTTACGACTAGGATGCGTTTAACCATATTGGTATTTAATTGTTTCTTTCTTCCCAGTGATTTTTTAATCAAATCTGCGATGATAAGATAACTGCAATGATTTACCATCGCTGTTTACCAGTAGTTGGTAGTCTTTCTTGGGTTCGGTCATCAACCAACTGCTGCCTATACCAACCGCTGCTCCTGCGATGACATCTCTCCAATAGTGTCTGCGAGCATGAACACGACTATAACCAACGAATGTGGCTCCCGCATACAAGGGCCAGGCTTCTTCCAAACCATATCTACGATGCACGAACGCCGCTCCTTGGAACGCCGCTGAAGTATGTCCGCTAGGGAAACTCCTGCGATCTCCACCATCAGGCCTAAGCTGTAGTGTGGTTTCTTTGAGCACACCTGTAGTCAAGGTGTTGGTCAAAAAACCATTGCCCATCTGTCTCAGTCCTTCGTGATCTCTGTCTCCGACCGCTCTACCTATGGCATAGGCTGGTATGCCTATCTGTAGATAATCTCCGGCAGTTCTTATTTGATCCGCACGGAGTGGTGATGCCAATAATAGTAAAATCCCAATCATCAAAATCGTTGTCATGATCGCTCCTTTAAGATTTTTTGATACAGATTCCTTCTACCTTAAATCTTTCAAACTTCAACCAGTAAGTCATACTGTCGAGGGCTTGTTCACATTGTGCCTGTGTGGGGAACTGCAGGATCACTCTTCCGGGCACGTCGGCGGGATTGTTTATGTTCACCGCTATCAATATCATCAACCACATCGTCGCTCTCCTTGGTCCAGGTTATGATCTTCCACCGACCGTCATGATGTTCCACCAATGCGGTGCAGGACTCTGTCCAGTCACCATCGTTCATGTAGATCACTCCATCTATAGTCTTGATTTCTGCTGTGTGTATGTGACCACAGATCACTCCATCGTAGCCTTTCTTCTTGCAGTAGGTAGCGAGATTACGTTCAAACTCGAAGATGAAATCTACGGCTTTTTTGACCTTATGTTTAAGATACTTAGATAGGCTCCAATAACCCAGGCCAAGACGATGCCGCCAACGATTGAAAGTAGTATTAAATCCCAGTATGAAGTCATAGGCTTTGTCTCCTAAGAATGATAGCCAAGGTGCCAGTCTAGTGATGCCATCGAATAGATCACCGTGTACTACTAGATAATGCTTGCCGTCCGCACCTATGTGTTCAGTCTGATTGTGTATCTCTACAGAACCAAACGATAGTCCGTAGGGTATGAGAGGGCGCAGGAACTCATCGTGATTGCCTGCCACATAGATCACTCGGGTACCTCGCTTGGCATGACCCAGGATACGGCGTACCACATTGGTATGGCTCTGCTTCCATCGCAGTCGGTTCTGTTGAACTTTCCAACCATCGATGATATCACCTACGAGATATAAGGTATCGCAGGTGTTGTGTTTGAGGAAGTTATTTAATGCCTCGGCCTTGCAGTCTTTGACCCCGAGATGGACATCGCTGATAAAGATAGAGCGATAAGTTTTTTGCATAGCAATATTTACCGCAGTGTAATTTTAAAAAGATTACAGATCGATTAAATCTGAACCACGGTCCAACGGTGTGTAAAATGCTTACCTTCGGCCTTGCGTTTCAAGATTTTTTGGAACTCTTCTTTACGGAGTTCTGCCATCTTCTTGGCGTCATGGTCGAAGCAAGCCTGATACAATTCCGCTATGAGCTTTTTCTGTCGCATAGTCTTGCCCCTCCTTGTATTATTATTTACAATAATATCTAAGGAAAAAGATTACAAATGAGATTATAGATTAGGCTCACTTCAGGATGCCATTCCGGGGCACGACTCCCATAACATCCACGCCAGCAGCCGGCGACACCTAAAGTAACGATAACGTCCTAAGGTAGGTGTTAGTTTTGCTTCTCGATAGTGTAGTCTGCTTCTGTACTATCGGGATAGCGTGTGGTCAGTTTGCGAACAATGTCAGCACGGTTTTCACCTTCGATACGTGCTGTCTTTCCTGATGCTGTCTGTGTAACTAGATATGTGCCGGGACCATCATTGGCATCTTGTTCTGCTTCGGGTTCCGCTTCCTTTTCGCCTGCTGCATACGATAAAGGAAACTTTTGTTTTAGATCAGCAATGGCTTTGCTGATGTCATAGCCACCGCGGGCTATCTCTTTGCTGGCATCAGCGATTTCTGATTCGTTAGATTTCATTCCTGCTATGATCTTTTTCATCAATCCTGGAAATAGTTCTGCAAATTTTTCATCTCTGCGTATGGTTTGATTGCCGTTGTTGATCTGATCAGTGGGGGCGTGTATCTGCCATTTGCCGTTGACGTCATCCACATTATCTTTGTCGATGACACTGATGATAGGACCGTCTGGTGCATATCTTTCAAACCAACGGGCACCTGAACTGGAACCTGTGCAGAACGATGCTTGAAATCCTGCAGAATTGTTGAATGTGTAGCAACTACCGTAATTGAAAGGTATTACCACTAGATAACGCTCATCATCCACGACAGTGATTTCTTTCTTTTCACGCTTGTGTTTTTCGATTACTTCTGCGTCTTTGATGCGAGACAATTCGTTGCGATAATCTCTGTTCTGGATTATGGCCTGTATCTGCCTCAGTGTTTTAAATCTGTTGAAGTCCTGATGAGGTTCTGCTAACTTTCCACGGATGCTCAATGCTTTCCAAGCGCCTAAGGCATCACCGCCTTCACCGTTGATATCCTCATAGTCTGCTGCGCCATTTATGTACAATCTTGTCAGCCACTCATCGAACTTGCCGTCTGCGGATATGTCGCCGTAGTCTGTGCTGCGAAGGCTGTCATCCAATAGTTCACTCCATAGTTTGATTATCTGTTCATCTGTGGGCTTTGTGCCTAAGGCTGCTACCTTGTTCTTAGGCAGTGTGCCGTCATGTCGCATAGCGATACCTAACATCTTTATAGTCTTAGGATCTTTTAGTTTAGCCGCTACATTGGCTTCGAGAACGATCTGATTTAATTTCATCCTGATATCAATGTCCTTTTAAAGAATCCTAACACTGTGCCTAATTTCTTCTGATCGCCCGAGGCGATGTCTTTTAATAATTGATTAGGGCCTTCTGAATGTTGGGCATTATAACCACCACTATATCCTCTGGTGATAGAGCCTGTCTGGTCTGGATAGTGATTACTAGCAGCCATTAGCACAGCAGAATTAATAGCACTTTTCACAGTACCTGGTGTTTCATCAGAACCAGCATCCATCTGGTCCATAATGTCTTGCAGTCTTTTTACTTGATCTAATTTACGCTGTGCTTTTTCAAAGGCATCATTCTTGATCTGATTGGCCACGTGTCCTTTGATATCTGCTATGGCTGCTGTTATAGCCCGCTGCCATAATGGTTTGAACTTCTTGGTCAGCGTATCCACGCTAACCTCGCCTTCTGCACCTGCTTTGGCATCAGCTCTCTTTCTTTGATTATCCCGCACTGAGGTAGTATTCTTACCTACATAAAATTTTTGAAGTTTACCAATATTGGTTTTGAGAAAATCTAGGATGTTGCCGCCTCTGCTGTCCGTGGTCTGTTGAACTTCACCACCTGCGCTGGCTAAGGCATTATAGGTATCATTTAGTGATTTAATAGCACCTGTGCCTTTCGTGCCCACGATGATCACCCAAGCACCTTGATAACTGCCTTTTAAATCACTCCAGGATATTTTCTCTACTGATCTATAATCTTGATCGTGTGCCAACTGCATGTCTTTGTGCAGTTTCTTTATGACTTCTTCACCGCCGGGAGTGCCTGTGATAAGGCTCAACGAAGTCGACGCTTCGTTGACGTAGCCCTCTAAGAGTTGGGCAAATAGTTTATAACTTTCGGGTCGCATTAGTTACACCAACTTTGTTTGGCATCACCGTAGTATTCGCGAGCTAGACCATTAGCGATTAAACCAGCACGAACACTCTGTCCATTAACGATGATGTCGCCTAGAACACGACCACCAAATTTATCCCAACCGTACAGAATAACTTGAAATTTCTGTCCTGACGACACGAGCTGTTTCGTGAATTGAGTTGCCATTTCTCCACGCTGGGCTTCGGCTGGACATTGAGCTCTGTGTCCTTTTTCTGGGGTATCGACTCCGTAGATTCTAACGGCAAGCTCAGGTTTAAGCGGCTGTGGTAAAAAGGGAGCGGCGATCACAACTGTGTCGCCGTCACTCACTCTCAATATCTGTGCGTCATATGTAACGCCCTTTGGTGCTTTTTGTGCGAATGCCAGTTTGCTCAATGGAAAAAACAGCAGGAAGCCCAGCATTGCTAAGATTAATTTTTCTTTTAACATAGAAACCTCGTGAACAATATCTGTATTTATTGTCAATACAGCGTATTGTTACCTAAAATCTTGCCTCCTGTAACGTATTTATTGCTACAGTCAGGACAGGTACACTCTGTGCAATCGCAGTCATCAGTCATACAACTATGGTTGCAGTGCGCATAACAACCGCACTTGCAGTTGGGTTTCAATTGTTGATACACTGTATTGTCATCTATAAAGTTATCCATATTCGCTCCTATTCGTAGGTTACTGTATCGCTGTCGCCCAAACGCCATTTTGGATTCTGCTCTACTACATACTTCTTGGTGCAGACTTTGAAGTCAGGGAACAGCATTTCTTTGGGATTAGATGCTGCATCGAAGAATAAACAACGGTTGTTGGGCTGTGCCGCATACTGTCCGTTGTCTAGTGCTATGAAGTTAAAGCTCTTGTGATCTTCTGGCCACTCTGCGTAGCTGGTATCGATGATGTTGAGATCGGGTGCGGCATTGTCCACGGTAAACATATAGTTGCCCTGGTACATCTGCTGGTCTTTGGCATAGAACTTACATGTGAGATTGCGCAGAAATGCTTTCTGTATCACTGCTATATCATAGCTGAAACAGTCCCAGATCTGTAGCGTGTCTAGAGATAGAAACTGTGTAGAGTCAAGCTCCTCTGAGCGTGACACGAACGCTGATAAAGGTAGTTTGTCATAGAGTGCTCCATAGCGTGGCAGATACGCTTCAATACGGAATGCTTGGCTGCGAAGGCTTTTGATTGTGACCCAGATGCAGGGTTCGTATTCTCCGTGTCCTGATTTGAAATCGTAGAGGAATTCTCGTCTTACGAAACAATGTACTGGTGGTAAATTTGCAACTAGAAAGCTCATATGATATTTATTCTTTGACCCAGAAGCCCAATCGATCACCGCTGGGGTTATCGTACCAACGAGTATGTGGCGGCTGTTCTAAAGATTCATCGCGCCATACAGGATATATGACGTCGCTGTTATGATTACTGAAATCGTCATTCCATCGCAGGTGTACTTCTATAATCTTGTCGTCGATATATTCCACATTGGTCCAAGGAGTCAACTGCCATAGATCGCCTAGCACCGCAGGAAACAGGTATCTGTCGTTGATTTTCTCCCAACGACTGAACCGATCTAACCTTTCACTGTTTCTAAATCCTTCTACTGCTAGGCGTTGTACGCCATAATAAAAGTCTACGCTGGTATGACGTCCTTGAAAGCATTCTGACCAAAATGATCCATCGGGAACAAGGTCAGTGTCTGCAGGAGTTAGCCAAACTTTGCGGGCACCACGACTCATCATACGGATATTGGTAATAGGACGCACGATGTACCATCCTGGTTTAGGCACAGCTATGCCTGCTGGTCCAGCAAGGTAGCCTTGCTTGCGTGACAATATCAATTTGTCATAGACCCACAGATAATCTACAGGACACTGTGGCCAAACATCCTTGTCATCAATAAACATAACTACTTGGTCTTTACGTTGATGGCCTTACCTGAACGATTGGCGTTGGGGTCTTCACGGCGTTTGCGAGCAGCGGCTGTGGCACGGCCTTTTTTGCCTATAGCGTGTGCTTTGGCCTGTGGCAAACATTTGGGCTTGCCTTCTTTTTCGGAACCTCTAGCACAATCGCCACGGATTTTGCCGTCAGGGCCAAATCGTACCCATTTCTGTTTGAACCACTTGCGTAGATCTTCGGCGATGGCTTCTACTTCTTCTAGACTCTCATTTTTCTTGCGACCTGCACAGTGAGCCTTCTGCGAGAACCCCTTGGGACTAGAGCAGTTGATGTTCTTCTTGTATTTGTTGCTCCACTTCTCAACAACAAACTCGTGTGCTCTCATTTTTTCTTTCCATAGTTGGCAGCACCTTTTTTACGGCACTGCACCAAACGGCCCGATGCATAGGCTGATGGCCACACCTTGGCCGAGGCTTTGATCTTGTAGTAGCAGGCATCTTTTTTACCTTCATCTAGCTCTGTGGCCAACTTTATAGGGCCACCACATTCTGGGCATCCAGTTTCTATGATGTCTAAGGTTTCTAGTATGTCTCTGATGTTCATGTGTGCTCCTTAATCGTCTGCATAGTCTATTTCGCCACCATCTGGAAATTCTGCGGGTCCCGAACTGTCGCCTACTTTATATGCGAATCTGTAGTCCTGCGTATAGTTCGCCCATGCTATCTTAGCTGCGGCTCGAGCTGATTTGGTAGCAACCCCATTGCCTGTATCTGTGCTGTCTGTGGCATGAGCAATGCCGTTGGGATCGGTGGGATCGGTGGGGCGATTCAATGCGCTTTGAAATGCAGCAAGGGTGTCTAATGGCATATTCTATTCTCCGATATGATATTTATTAAATACAAGCATGATAAACAAAGAACCCTTCAAGCAGCTGATCAAAGACATGAAACACTCGGGCAAATACCGTGTTTTCAACGATATCATACGTGAGCGCGGCGATTTCCCCAGGGCCATATGGTACGGACCCTACAACATCAAAACCATAGTAAATTGGTGCTCCAACGACTATCTAGGCATGGGGCAGCACAAGGTGGTACTGGATGCCATGCACACAGCACTGGATCAAACAGGATCTGGATCTGGAGGTACCCGCAACATAGGTGGCACCAGCCACTATCATGTGGCCCTAGAACATGAGCTGGCTCTGCTGCACAACAAGGCCCGGGCACTGCTGTTCTCATCAGCCTATGTGGCCAATGAATGGAGTTTGATCGCACTGTCAAAGATCATACCCGACATACATTTTATATCAGATGCCAACAATCACAACAGTCTAATCACAGGTATGTCACACAGTCGAGCACCTAAAACTGTGTTCCGACACAACGATCTCAATCATCTCGAAGACATACTGTGTTCAGCAAAACTCGCAGGTCAGACCGCCTGCATAGTATTTGAATCAGTCTACAGCATGGACGGCGATGTTGGAGACATACGAGGAATATGTGACCTAGCGGACAAGTACGGTGCTATCACTTATATCGACGAAGTACATGCGGTAGGACTCTATGGAACCCACGGTGGTGGGAAGGTTGAAGAGCTGGGGCTAGAATCCCGTATTGACATAGTCAATGGTACATTGGGGAAAGCCTATGGAGTTCAAGGTGGCTATATTGCCGCCGATGCAGATGTCGTAGATGCGATACGCTCAGTAGCCGCTGGGTTCATATTCACAACGTCAATGAGCCCTGTGGGCTGTGCAGGTGCGCTGGCTGCGGTTAAGTACCTTAAGGATCACAACGAAATCAGAGACAAACATCAAGAACGAGCCCGTAAACTAAAGCATAGACTAAACAATAACGGTATAAAAGTTATGGAATGTTCTACTACACATATCGTTCCTGTGTTGATCGGTGACGCTGTAAAATGTAAGGCAGTATCAGATACCCTACTTAATGAGCATTCAATCTATGTACAAAGTATTAATTATCCTACCGTTGATGTTGGCACTGAACGGCTGCGCTTTGCTCCTACTCCATTCCATGACGACGGGATGATAGAGGATCTTATCCTTGCGCTGAAGAGTTCTTTTGCGTATCACCAGGTGCAAGTCTAAAACGATCTTCTACATAGTCTGCGGTACCCACTTCAAAGATGATTGAATTAGCCACCAATGCTTCCAGCTGATGAGGACCCAGAGCGCCAAAGTCCACAGTCTTACCTTCCTCTAGCACTGCTTCTTTGGTTTCGCCAGAGGCCACATCGATGAATGTCAGTTTGAAACGCCCAGCATTCACGAACCAACTCTTGGATTTTTCTTTGTGAAACACCAGGCTGGTTTTGGCACCTGCTCGTTCGAACACCAACAGTTTGCCCGAGTATTTGTCACAGTTGGCGAATATTATTTCAAATCCCCAACCTTTGTCTATCTTGCCTAGTGTCTGTAGGTTCATCGTTGTCTCCGTATCTAGTATTTTATGCAAAAAATCATTGTGTTGTCAAGGATCTGGGTGTATACTCTGTTAAATACGTCATGCACACACTATTATTAAACGCAGACATGCAGCCCGTGAGCCTATTACCTTTGTCAACAGTGGATTGGCAGGAGGCCGTACGATACATGGTTTTGGATAAATGCACCGTATTGGAATGGTACGACGACTGGATCGTCCGCTCTGCTCGCTGGGAAACTCGTGTGCCTGCGGTCTTGATGCTGAAAGAGTATCAACGTCCAAAACACACCATGCGTCTCAGCAAGCGCAACATATTCTTGCGTGATGCCTACACCTGCCAATACTGTGGCACAGCAGTCACAGAACCCAATGCCACTTTGGATCATGTGCATCCCGTGAGCTTGGGCGGTAAGACCACGTGGGAAAACTCTACCACGGCCTGCAGGACCTGTAACTATAAGAAGGCCGCGCACGTGGGAAAGATGAAGCCTAAGATTGCTCCTTACAAACCTACATTTTGGGACCTAGTTGCCAAACGCAGGGTTCGAGGATATCACATGGCACATGCCAGCTGGGCAGACTATTTGGGTGTATGATTGATTTATTTTCTTCTCCAGTGTAATGTAATTAAATAAAGATAGCAGACATTGATTAGAGGAGAACTAGTATGATGCTATCAAAGGCTCAGCGCCAACTCAAACGACAGATTTTTAATAATCTGTTCTTCATAGAAAAACGATTGCGAACACTGATTAGAAGGAGAACTAGTATGCCGCAACTATTAACAGCTACTATAACGGCTGAAGAATTTAAACAACTATTTGGATTTGATGAACCTAGTGGGCTGTTCAAAGATCCAAAATTTAGATTAGTGATAAACAAATTTGGAAGATGCTATTGGTTATTGAGCATCGACAATCTGCAAGGACCTAGGTTCAGCGGAGTCAATGTCTATTATCAGGGCAACAACAGTAGATTGATTAGAACCATTTACCCTAATGCTCGCAGAATAATCGATGTAGGTGCTAACGTAGGCAACAATACTATCGCCTATGCAGAATGGGCCGATCATGTAGAATCTTTTGAGCCTACACCTACCACACTGATCATGCTGAAGGCTAACATTGAAATCGCCAAGCGAAGTAATCTGCATGGCATATATTGGCAGGGCGATCAAACTCAAGGTTCTATTCATAGAGATCCCTCACAGACTGTAGGTTGGTACACCTGGAAGGGCATACCTCAGAGCATGAATCTGCGTGGCAATATCACTGTACATGAAGCAGCAGTGACTAATCGCAACATCGGATCAATTGGCATACAGGATCATCCAGAACACGGCGGACATAACTTCGCTGTCTATGATGAGAAACACGTCAAGAAGTCTGAATATATTGTCCAGGTTCCTTGCAGAACCATAGACAGTTTTAATTTTGAAGATGTAGACGCTATCAAAATTGATGTAGAAGGATCAGAACTATTCGTCATTCACGGAGCAAAGGACACCATCGATCGCTGTCGTCCTGCGGTACAGGTCGAGATCGTGCCCAAACAGTGCAAGCAATATGGATACGATCCGCAGGCTCTGTACGATTTCTTTGCAGAGCGTGATTATGTCTGCGTCTGTGCTGTGCGTAAGCCTGCCAACGAAGCTCAACGTGGCCTGTTCTTTGGCAAGAACATTGGTATGACGCATCAACAAATTCCAAAATACATGGATCGATTGTTTGTTCCTCGCGAAGTTCACGAACGCACAGACTACGGAACAATGCAACAGGCTCAAAACGAATTTGAGTCTTTGTTTGATTTTGGTTAATTAATTGGTTGACAATTTACTGTGTTTATAATATACTATAGGCACAGTATTTTTTTTGGCAAAGAAAGGCACACACATGGCAACACGAATTTATCCTCAAGAACTTATCGACGAGTTCGGTAACGATCTCCGTGACATCTTTGGTACTCCCGAAGAACAAAAGAAAAAGAAAAGTCTTAAGAGTATTTCAGGTAACTCTGCGGCTATTGATGAACTAATTAGCAGACTATCGAATGGTGGAAAACTAGATGTCTATGAAGAATTTGGTCGTGTGTCGCGCCCTACATTCTTGGCGGTAGCTATTAAAGTTCTCAAGATGCTAGAACAGAGCGGTATCTTCAAAGAATATAAACTACCTCCTTTGGGTATTGCTTCGGGACGAGTCGGCGGAGAAGAACGCGATTGGAACCTGATGTACCTGCGTTACCCGGTACAGCGTGATGTAAAAGTATGGCACATCCTCAAAGATATTTTAATTGATTGGGACGACAATCTCAATGATCCTGCCTATGTGCGTGTACTAGGCGACGGGACCATGAATATCAACGACAAACAGCATGGTAACTTTGGTCGATTAATTATGGGAGCAGAAAAGGTAGTGATTGAAGGCATTACCAGCGACGATGAATGCATGGACTCTAATATGTATGCTTCTCGTAATATTCATAACCTAGCATCTAGCTGGGAAAATAATGCCAACGTTCGTGTCAATCGAGCAGAGGACTATCAAAGTGCTGGACATGCTGTCAAAGAAGACGACCAGACTTATCTTGATTTTTACAACCTTTTGCAACAGTTTGACTGCATTTGGGTTGAAAAAGGAACCAGCAAGGTGCAGGCACGACAATGCGATAACGGCGAAAAGTTGTTCAAAGACTTCAACCAATATGGCACAGAAATTTTTAAAAATGCTGTAGGACTTAACGTAGCAATTTGGCCTGCGCATGGCGAACTCAGCAGAGAGTTTGTTTGGGGCTGCTGTGAATTCTTGACACAGATGAACGCTGCCAAATTTACAAAATCGCAGATGCTGGATATCCACAGTGCTCTCAAAGAAGCAATGAAAGATACCTATCTTGATACCAAGAAGACCAGCAATCGTGGTACTGGTGCAGGTACACTTTGGGGTTCGGTGGGTGCATTTACTAACACTTTAGAAAAGAAGGGCGAGAACCGTGATTGGCGTGTTTCAATCGCTGCTAACTATCGAATCGCTGCAGGTCTGCGTGATCTCATCCTGAACTACAATGCCTATCACAAGAGCAAGAGCAATATCACAAAGTTGAAATTAGATCTACCTTTGATAACTGACAAAGATGGTATTGAATTTGAAATTGAAGTGCCGTACTTTTCAGAAGGCTTCAACACTAAAGGCAAGGGTGAGTATCACCGCAACAATGCTGCTGCTAAAGTGACCAAATTTGATCATACCGAACTCCAATACGACGACGTAGCAGAGGAAGTATAATGCCTTCTAAGGCACAGTATCAACAACTCTGTACAGATATATTCGAGGCTTTCCAGCGTAACGGGTTTGATCCTGTTGCCTGGAAAGTACAAGGGCAATCTAAGATAGAAGAAGAGATTCTTGCCAAACAAGATAATCTGTTCATTAGATCTTTCGATCCTACTACTCACGGTACTACCCAATTCTATAAAGAATTTGTAGAGAAACAGGATCTTAAATTGCTTTGGGCTCGAGTGAATTGTTCAAGGTACAAATTGGATCCTATGGAGCTCTATGAACGCTGTCCAGATCGCTGTCCTGTTATGGGCGTGTTATTAGACTATGGCATGGGTAGGAATAGGGTGACTGATAATCCCTACTTTAATCCCGGTCAGGATCATATTATCGCTGTGAACAACGGCGGACCACGATTCGGCGATGCTTCTAATATACAGGTGATTACCCAATTTATCAACACAGTAAAGAATCAAGGTACTGTTTTAGATGCCTTAAAATGGGTTTATTTTGAAGTCAGTCATCAACAGGTTGACAAATGATCAGTTTGATGCTATACTATTAGGGTAATAAACGATTAGGAGCAGCAATGCTAGAAAGTCAATACGATGCAATTCCTATGGAAGCTGGTACTCGTTATTATATCGTCAGTTGGGACTGTGACGGTGTAGAGTTCTTCCAAGAAATCACAGAACATCACCCTGACAACTGGGCCAAGAACCACTTGTTCGATTCTATCAAACAGAACAAGAAAGTTGAAAAGCCTTTTAGTTTTCCGCTCACGCATCTCGTCCTTAGAGCACAGATGAACGCTCATAGGCACTATGAGATCTATGTGTTCACCAGCACCGAATTAGTAGGACCAAAAGAGATCAAAGTCTGGTTTACTCGTGATCCGCAGAACTTTGCCGATTGGGTCCGTGAGCACCACAGTTATCAGGTATATAACAATCGTCGTAAAACTAAGAAAGATGTAATCGTATGAGAACACAACCACAGACTATCATTCAACGTCTTGAAGCAGATAACAGTCGTCTGGCAAAAGAAGCCATACTTGCAGAAGCCATGACCGAAGGTCTTGATGAATTCTTCGAGGGTCTTAAGATGGGTTTGGACAAACTCTACACATTTGGCATCAAGCAGGTTCCTGTCAATGAACAGGATGGCCAAGGCCTGTCGTGGACCAACTTCGTGGAATTGGCAGAAGCCCTTTATCGCAGAGAGCTCACAGGACATGCAGCTCGTGACGCAGTCAAATTGGCCATGGATGTGGCCACCAAGGCGCAGTGGAATGATTGGTACCGCAGGATCCTTATCAAAGACATGCGAGCGGGTTTTGGTGAAAAGTCAGTGAACTCTGTGGCCAAGAAGCAGAAGAAACCCCAGTATGCTGTGCCTGTGTTTGAAGTCATGCTGGCACACGATGGTGCCAATCACGAATCTAAGATCACAGGCAAGAAACTAGTAGAACCCAAATTAGACGGTGTGCGTGTGGTCACTGTGGTTGACTTTGAAAGCCGTACAGTTGTAATGTATACCCGCAACGGCAAAGAGCTGGTGAACTTTACACATATCGTCAAGGCATTTGAAGACAACCTTGATAACTTCGCTCGCAGTTACGTTTTCGATGGCGAAGTGGTATCTACATCGTTCCAGGCCTTGATGAAAGAAGTACATCGCAAAGAAAACGCACAGGCACAGGATGCCCGACTGATGCTGTTTGATGTGATTCCTTTGTCAGAGTTCAAGCTGGGTGAGAGTGCTATGGGGCAACGTCGCCGCAGTGCGTTCTTGCGTGAAAACTTCTCTAAGATATTCGCAGACTCGGGCTGCATCGACATCATCGCACAACGTGAATTTGATCTAGATGTGTTTACTGATGAGATTGAGTTCCGAGACTACAACAAACAAATGGTCGAAGCAGGCTTTGAGGGAATTATGATCAAAGATCCTAACGGCAAATGGGAGGGCAAACGTTCGACTGCTTGGCTAAAACAAAAACCATTTATCGAAGTATCATTGGAGATAACAGATGTTGAGGAAGGCACAGGACGTAATGTTGGAAGGCTCGGGGCTGTTATTTGCCGGGGTAATGATGACGGCAGAGAAATCCTGGTCAATGTTGGCTCAGGTTTTACTGATAGTAACCGTCGTGAATATTGGGAGTCACGCGATACGCTACCAGGCCAAGTTGTGGAAGTGCGAGCAGATGCTATCACGCAAAATCAAGATGGAACATTTTCGCTCAGATTCCCCCGTTTCATGCGATTCCGTGGTTTCAAGATCGGAGAAAAGATCTAATGGACAAAGTAATTGACATATTCAAATGGATTTTTATGTTTGTCTGGGGACCGATTGTAGGTACAGGTCTATTGATTTATATACTCATATGGACTATGCCTGTAGAGATATACAAAAAAATACAGCATCGAAAACAACAAAAACCTGTATATGAACTTCCTATACAGAATCATATCGATAAAGTAAAAGAAGAAAACAAACCAAAAATTACCAATTCTGATTGGAGTAGCGCATGAACGAACGATTCAAGCAAATGGCCGAAGAAGCGTTTTTCGACGAATCCACCAACGGTCCTGGCCAAAAGATGTATATGTTTGGTGAACTCAAGATGCAAAAGTTCGCCGAGTTGATTGTCAAGGAATGTGCTGATAAAGCACATGAACTAATTAAATCAGATGGCAACGAATTTCCTGCGAAGTCTGTGTCATATAGATTGAAACAACATTTTGGAGTTGGAGAATGATAGGACTATTAAAATTTTTACGACTGCTGTTCAAGACCTTTTGGCAACTGTTGGATCCCAACTTTAATGGTATGAGAAATGCTCCCATGCAGATCAAATACATCGCCAGCATCATGCTGGCCTGTTTTTGGGCCCTGGCGTTTTCATTGTATGCGGGCGAGATATGGTATCTGGGATACAATGTGTTTGGACACATGGCCATCGTCAGCATGGCGTTCATAACTTGGTTGGTGATCAAGACTGTGCAGAAACAGTATCCAGAACGGCCAAAATATGATCAACTGCGTCAACCGGATCGTGCCCAAAGAGATTCCGAGATGAGTGATGAACAGCGACAACAGCTGGCTAAGAATATCTAATGACTAAGTAAACAAATGAAAATAGCCATAACAGGACACCTCAAGGGCATAGGCAAGGCCTTGGCTGATGCATATCAAAGTCGTGGCCATGAAATTGTTGGTCTGAGCCGAACCACAGGACATGATATTCATAATACGCTCAGTTGTGCTGATCTAATAGAGTCCTGCGATATGTTTATAAACAATGCACATGCAGACTTTGCACAAACAATCCTTTTGGTTGAAATGGCCAAAAGATGGCAAGATACTCACAAACATATTGTGAATATAGGGTCTGTGATAACAACGCGACATGTAGGTAAGTTTGTAGGCTTTGATGTAGAGCTGTACCGTGTGCAGAAAGTTGCACTAGAAGAGGCTATAATCCGAATTCGTGATACTAGGACCAGTCTTAAGTTAACATTGGTGAGGCCAAGCAAGACGCTAGCGGGTAACGGGAATGCAGCCGTATACCCCCGATCACTGGCATTGCCGTGGGTTGCGGAGGCTAACAATTGGGCAGAAACTCTCGTGAAAATTTTTGAGACAGCAGCAGCATGTGATCTCATGATTCCAGAAATTTCTCTTACATCATCCAGATAAATGCCGCCAGGATCTAGAAATTTTTTATTATGTTGCAAGGATTTAAATTCAGAACGATTTACCCCCGATCACCGGCAATGAAGAAGAAGCAGAGATCGCCCAGAGACAAACACTGCTTAACAATCAAAACGCTGTGAGTGCTGTGCAACAGCAACTGGCCCTACAGCGTCAGCAGCCTTCCGCAGAGTTCTGTGAGGAGTGTGGAGAAACTATTCCCGAAGCACGCCGCAAGCTGGTGCCGGGTGTGCAGATGTGTGTGCGCTGCCAGACCCTGGCAGAAAGATTCAAAGCCAACTATCGACAGCCTGGTGCGAGCACAGAGTCGTAGCTGAGCCCCACAGATTTTCCGGATCTTGTTCTAATAGCCATTCAGGACCCAGGTTCTGTGCCACCAACCATGAATGCTGTTTCTGCCAAGGGCCATTACCGTTGAGTTCAGCTGAGAGTTGGCCCTGCGTCCATGCACAGTAGCCCATGACTATTCTAAAGTGTCTAGGAGTATCACCATCTGCGATGCTGTGGAACATGCTTTCTGATGAAGTCATCGCCCAGGCTGAACTGATTATAGCAGTGTCGTCAGTGACCCAATCTGTGCTGTGCAACATCCATAGGCTGTTAGTGCTAACAGGGCCGCCCCAGTAAACAGGTATAGCTGGAGGATTCATCACATCAATGTTGCTGCTTTCTAACACATCTCGTAGAGTGTGCGTGGTCAGTCTATTCACGCATAAAGCAAACGATCCCGAATCATGTTCATGTGTCAGCATTAATACCGCACGGCGAAATCTAGGGTCCGGCATGGCCGGTGGTGCTATCAGTAGATCAGTACCAGATACAGAGATCATGACCAATCAGGCAGGGGGCCACCGTACTTCTTGCCCTTGATCTTCTTACCGCGGACTTTGACTCTATCTGAACCAATCACATGACTTTTGCCGCCATCACGCCCTCTGTAGCCTTGGCTCTTGCAAGAAGCAAGCTGGCTGGCTCCAAGGGCACTGTCAGGCTTTCCCGATTTACATAGGGCACGTGATGCAGGTTCTTCGCCCAGCTCTTGATCTTGATCCTGTATGCCAAACATGATCTCGTCGTTCAAAGGAAAGTCTAGATCTAGAAAACGCTCGGGCAGTTCTGCAGTGTCAATGATGTAGTCTAACTCATCATCTGTGGGATGCTGCTTCATCAACAGTTTGGCAGCTTCGTCGTGACCATCTGCTCGTTCCCAGATGTTGATGTCATAGTGTGCTTGGTACAGATGTGCCACAGCATCCATGACCTTGTGATAGTCGCAGGTGAATATGTTTTCATCTAGGCTTTCTCCAAATCGTTGGCGATAGATATTGGGAGTCATTGAGTTATGACCGCCAACAACCTTGTGGCCCTCACCTGCTAACAGAAGATCGTACATCAATTTGATGATTTTTATAGGGGTAGTCAGGGTATCTACTTTGTTATAGAAGTATGCAATCTTTTCTGGTTTCATCCTACGCTGTGGTTTGCCTTTGATCAACTGTTTGGCCTGAGCTCGTAGGGTTTCCATGTCTTTGATCTTCTCCAATCGTTTGATATCATCAATCGTGAAATTATCCTGCGGTGGCTCTTTGGCTGTCCTTTCCACTAGAATTTCAGAGATCTTCATGCTAGTTTAGCTCCGATCATCACACAGGATACTAACATATTTTTTATGTCCATGTCGTCTGCTTCTGCATTTAATTTATCCGATTGGATAAGGTCTGCCATCAGAGCCTGGTATTCTGACTGAGATATCTCACCTTTTTGTAGGGCCCCTGTGATCTCTAGAGCAAATTGTGCTCGCTGTTCAGCCCATGGTCTGCCACAGGTACTTAGGAATTGCAGTTGTTCTATCATTACCATCTCCCTAGGATGACTTTTGAGGCCCGTTCCGCCTGTTGTATTAGCAGCTTCTTCTTTAACTCACAATAGGTCTTGGAGCCTTCTCCGCGATCCGTCCACTCTTTGGTCGTGGCCTGCATGGGTTCTATTACTCTAAGCACATCTTTCTGTAATGTGCCTTTGGCTTGACTATACATTTCAAACCAGCGCAGCTCTCGAGCCACTGCTGCTACCTGTGAGCGTTGAGGTTCTGCACAGTTTATTGACTCTACCCTTGATCTGACATCTATGATGCGAGCTGATTGATTGTCGTCCCAGAATGAGGGTACCCACGACTGTAGAGTCGTACAGCCCGATAACAGCACAGTGAGAATAACGCTGGCAATGATTTTCATATAAGTATTTACTTCTTTGATTGACAAACACTGTGAACCAGGTATAATATGACAATATGGAAAAATTGCTGACTGTGATCATGTTGGGATTTTGATTTGAGCAGAACTCGGTTGACGCAGCAGAACTTTTAGTGTATACTAGTGTTTTAAACTTGAACCAAGAGGCCGTATGAAAATCCCACTGATCGCAGTGATCCTGTTGTTGACGCTGGTCAGCCCAGCACGGGCCCTAGATCCTGAACACCTAGAAAAAACCTGGCAACAGGCCAGGGTCTATGAGCCAGGATCGTGGTGGCCTAGAACTGCGGCATCATATCGCTCTGAGCGCAGATACCCCGTGATCCTTTACTTCCACGGCTGCGGAGGTATCAGCACTGGCAACGACACGCAGTGGGCAGAGTTCTTCAAGAGCCTGGGCTATTTGACAGTGATGCCAGACAGTTTTGCTCAGCCCGGCAGGGTCCACGGCTGTGATCCTCGAACTGGGCGAAGAGAAAGCTTTAGTACAGCACAGGTGAGGCTGAGAGAAGTGGAATTGGCTCTGACACGCATACAGCAAACAGGCTGGAGCACGGGCCAAGTATTCCTTATGGGACACAGCCAGGGCGCTTGGGCCATCAGTGCAGTCAACACCGCAGACATCTCCGGTGTGATACTGAGCTCAATGAAATGCCAACTGGTACAGATCAATCCCCGTGTGCCTATACTGCGAATTGGATATGTCAATGATCCCTGGATGCCCGTGAGCATACCTGACTGTGGTGATCATGTAGAGCATCCCAACTATAGTAGGCTGTTTGTGGCAGGTCGTGAACACGAAACTGCCTACAGTAGAGAACTCCGGGCCGCGGTCAAGGCGTGGCTAGCACAGCAGACGAGGCAGAGTCAATAGGCCGCGAAGCGGCAGCGGCGCGACAGATTCCGCTGTCTAGTAGAAGAAAAACCATAAAACCAGGCAGAAAATCAGCACCACAGCTAGTGCTATGACGAATTGTCTGGTAGTGATTTCGGGTAAAGGTGCTTCATACATGTGTGTTATGTATGCCTCTGCGATCACATATACTGTAGAAGTGGCCGTGTACCTAGAGCTAGATCCTAGTAGACAGTCATATGAGACATAGCAGAAGATAGGTTTTTGGATCGCAATCTATGATGACTATGTAACGATCTTCCTGGACTCGGTGATCAGCCCATAGGTGGTAATTGTCGTTGATGATGAGATGTATGATACGGCAGGGAAGGCCCGATTCAACCCGATCCTGCATGCGATTCAGCTGTTCCAGTGAGTAGTCTAGTGTGTATACCACGATGTGCTCCCGTAATATTTACTGCCTACAGGGTATAAATCAGCATCGCGGCGCTTAGAGGAATATATAAGTGTATGCACAAGACCGTTTACTATCTAACACATCAAGACACAGGTCAACGACTGCGTTACTATAAGAGCCTTGCTGGCGCAAGGATAGCCCAGCGAGCCCGCAACAGGCTCTTGGGCTTCCGCCGCAGGATCCAAAGAGTAGAATCATTTGACAACTGGGAAGTGGAACAGTGCGAGCTACAGGATGGCACTATAGTGACTGCGACATGGGTCATAGAACAAGGCCACGTGGAGCAGGAGGACGTGTCATGAAAGTGATTCTTTGGCTGTTGCTGATCATTCATAGTGCGCTGCTGCTATTGGCCCCGCTGTAGGTCGTAGGCATAGTGCGTGAACTGCAGGCAATCAACTCAGTAAGTGTGGTTCGCTGTGAAGGGGCCAGCTTGTAGAGGTCTGTAGAAGGGGTTGGGGCAGCAGAAAAGTGTATTTTTGTGTGGATTTGTGTGGATTTGTGTGGTATTTTAACTATGCCTCTCATGCCACCACCCTGCCAAAAAAAATTTGCACGTAGAATTGATATCCACCCTGCTCAAACGGTCTTTATCCACCATTTTCTCACCAGATCCCACCGAGTCCCTAGCCGAGTACGGTTCATCTACGGTGGCCCCGCTGTGTGAAATCCTGTGATATATACAGTATACACAGAGGAGCGACCGTGAGCCAGGCCTTAACAATCGTACTGCTGCCTTTTCTCGTGATCTTGACCTATGAGATCATCACCACTGAGCACTGGCTGCTGCGACGCCACTGCCTGATCACTGTGGGCTGCATGCTGTTGATCATTTTGGCATTTTGGATAGAGGCCCCGCTGCTAGGTCTTGACAAAGCTCTCAGTTGATCGTATAATACACTGATGCAGGAGAAAAAACGGTTATCAGATGCGAGATGGATCATGACCTTACCAGATGAACGATATCGTAGTGTGCTGGCAGCGGAGCGGCTGATACAGGATCTCTGTGATCCCAAGATCACTCCTAGGGTTCCCAAAGAGATTCGACAACGTGCCCGCGGTGTGCTGCGCCACTATCCTTCATCTTGGGACATGGATCGTGCAGCTACAGCAGCGCCTGACATCTTCGAAACTAAGAACCCCATAGAACCCTTGTACAGGCTGTGCAGAGAATATGCTGAACAGCAGCAGCGCACAGGGGAGTGGGATCCAGAAGTCACGCAGCCACACACTGACAAGGATTGACAACACTAGTTACCGGGCCTCTAGCTCATGTTGGTTAGAGCAGCGGACTCATAATCCGTTGGTGCCGTGTTCGACTCACGGGGGGCCCACCAACATCGACCAAACGAAATTTTCGTTTGGTTTCCGGATCCGCCCTTAGCTCAGAGGATAGAGCAACAGCCTTCTAAGCTGTGGGCCGCAGGTTCGATTCCTGCAGGGCGGGCCACAGTCGCAGCAGTGTTCCTCGCCGCGATCCTGCTGCTGCTGTGGGTCACAGAGTAAGCACTCACTGACTTTTTTACTGAGCTAAAACCCTTGTGCTGCAAGGGTCTCACAGTGGGAGTGCCGCTGCAGAGCCCAAAACGTTGTCCAAAAGCCACGGCACGATGGTTGACATTTTGGACAAAGGCTGCTATACTATGTTTTTACATGAGAGGAGCGCGACAATGTCAAAACGCTATACGCACAATTATTTGGCGCAGTGGGAGCAGGGACTGCACGGGGATTCTGACTCTACGGAGTTCTACACAGAGCAGTTCGAGACAGAGGCTGCAGAGCACCTGCGGGGGCTGCAGAGGGACGACGTAGGGGGCGTCGTCTGCTACTATGACAGCGAGGGACTGGAAGCAGCCTACTTCGACTACGAGAACTTAGTGGGCTCAGTGTATGCCATAACGGGACGGCGCTCGGACGAGATCTAAGTAAGCACTGACCGACTTAGGGGGTGTTGCGTTTTCACAACACCCGCTTTTTTTTGGTTGACAGACTCTGATCCTGGTGTTATAATATACAAACTATGAGAGCGAAAAGAACTGACCGTAATCACATCATCTACGAACTGCGGGTGCCGCAGGGCAACTACATTGGCGTCACTGCCAAGACTGAGAGCACTGTTAATAAGAGCGTTCGCGCTAGAGCAGCCAAGCACTACTATCGTGCCCAGACTGAGACCAAACAGTGGCTCTTGTGCTCTGCGCTACGTGGATTAGCATCTAAAGAAGACATCGAGATCATAGTACACGAGATCGTCCGGGGCAAAGCGGATGCACATCGCCGTGAAGTAGAGATCCGCAGGCAGGTACAGCCCACACTGAACACTGATACACGAGGAGATTGATATGTGGTATGTCTACGACAAAGCGACTACAGTGATCCAAAAGACCTGTAAGACTCCTCGGGCCGCTAAGGCCTGGATCACCCGAAAGCATAATCAGCATCTGGCCCGCAGCATCGCCTATCACGATGGTCCCCTGTTCCAGTTTGGCTACGCTGATGCTGAGTACTTCCATCAGCATGTCGAAAAGACAGAGACTAAACGCAATCTTATCACTGGCAAAGAGTTCACACAAAGTGTCAACACCCCGCGATGCTGCGACCCTTCAACCGAAACCTACTGGAGCATGTGATGCAAACCGTTACCCTTTACGCTGAAGACTTTAAGACTGTACACAACACACTCTGCGAGCTGCGGCACCTCACGCTGCGCAACCGGGTAGACCCTGAAGAGATAGAACAGCTAGTGGCCAAGTTCGAGCGGGGTCTTGAGAGTGCCTACAAACAAGAGTCAGAGGCCTTTGATCGGCTGCATGAACACTACGACCGGGCCAAGCAGCGGCTGGGGCTGCAGACCGTGTGGAGCATCTATGAAGTACAGGATCTCGGTACGATGCATCCCTACGATGGAGCCCAGTACGTGGTCTATGACGAGCATTGGGGCGACGGTGGCGAAGTGGTGCAAGAGATCCGGGGTGATACCTGGGCTGATCTCTACGTGGCTGCTGATGCTGCGATCAGGAGGTCGGATGATGGCCACCACTGCTTTATCGAAGCCTTCCGACCTGTGGCAGATAAGCCACATCATCTGAGGTTGACAACGGGCAGCTGATCTGCTATACTAGAGGCTAAGTTAACAACAAGGAGCGAGAAATGGGTACACGATCACGAGTAGCTGTCATGCACGGCACAGTCTGCAAATCAGTCTACTGCCACTACGATGGCTATCTGTCATACACAGGCGAGATCCTGCAGAAGCATTACGACTCTGTGGCTGCGAATGCCCTGGTCGCACGTGGGGATAATTCGGGAGTCAAAGAAACCCTGGCTGAGATGAACTTCTACACGGATCGTGGCGAAACGGATGTCAGCTGGCAGGTCTCTCACACATTCGAAGAGTTCCTCGATCAGGTCCGGGGCTGCGGTGGTGAGTACTACTATGTGATGCGGGATGGAGTGTGGTACGCAGGCTGCGTCTACGACACCCCTGGGCTGATCAAATGCGGGCTAGTACCACTCAGTGACGCCCTGGCAGCTAACACCATTGAGAAACTGATAGCAGAGGACGAATAACCCTAGTGATGCCAGGGCTATTCAAAATAGGGGTTGACAGGGCCCCTATTTGAATGCATAATAGACACATGTTAACACAAATAGGAGCGACAGCTATGCGTATTACTCTTGCACAGGGCCAGTACGGCGCCAAAGTAAACCAGATCTATCCCGGCATCGAGCTGGACATGGTAGGTGACTTTGTAGCAGAGCCCCGTGATCAGTGGGAAGGCTACATCCGTGCCCGTTCAGGTGTGAACATCAAAGGTGGCGGCGAGACCTGTAAGGTATACTGCAATCAACGAGATATCACTGCAGGTGCAGGAATGCCGCAGGGTGTCAGCATGCTACAGGCGCTGAAGAAGCCCAGTAAAGAGCAGGCGGGCGTCACGGACTTTACTCAGGTCAAGGTCCATGACAGTGCCGTTGCGCATGAAACTGATGAGCAGATCATCGAGCGTACCCGTATGCGCTTTGAGATCCTCAAGGACATGACCAAAGCAGTCAAGCAGGGTGATGTCAGAGCTATGATCGTCACAGGCCCTCCGGGTGTGGGTAAATCCTTTGGCGTCGAAGAAGTACTGGCCAAGGACGACCTGTTTGACATGATGGGTCAGCGTAAGCCCAAATACGAGATCGTCAAGGGTGCTATGAGTGCCATCGGCCTGTACTCTAAGCTCTATAAGTTTTCGGACGCTAAGAACATACTAGTGTTCGATGACTGCGACAGTATTCTTTTGGACGATATTGCACTGAACATCCTTAAGGCTGCTCTGGACAGTTCCAAGAAGCGTACTATCTCGTGGAACACCGATAGCCGTATCCTGCGCTCTGAGGGTATCCCTGACAAGTTTGAGTTCAAGGGTGGTGCTATCTTTATCACGAACTTGAAGTTCGAGAATGTACGCTCTAAGAAACTGCAGGACCATTTGAGTGCCTTAGAGTCACGCTGTCACTATATCGATCTGCGTATGGACACTGATCGCGAGAAGGTCCTGCGCATCAAGCAGATCGTCAAGGATGGTATGCTGGACAGTTACGAGCTCGAAGACGTCGCCAAAGATGAGGTCGTGTCGTTCATCGAAGAGCATCGTGCAACATTGCGTGAGCTGAGCCTTCGCACTGTTTTGAAGTGTGCAGACCTGCGCAAGAGCTTCCCTGCTAACTGGCAGAACATGGCCAAGGTAACTATCATGAGGACCCAATAATGACAGGGTGCCAATACATAGGGCCAGATCAGGACCCGCGGAAGCATCATCCGATTAAGTACTGTGGAGCCAAGACTATCGAAGGCAAGAGCTACTGTGGAGATCACTATTGGGTGGTCTATAAGAAGGGCACTGCTATCGCGGGTAAAAAGAAAGAAAAGATGATCGAACTAGAGATCGAGGATCTCAAGAAGCAACAAGAACTAGATGAGGCAGAAGCATATGAATAGTATCTTTAAATTATCCCTGGCCATCATAGTGGTTATCGTGCTGTTGGCCCTGGGTCCCTGGTTGGTGATCTGGTCGCTGAACACACTGTTCCCTGTGCTGGCCATAGAGTTTACATTTTGGACGTGGTGTGCTGTGATCCTTTTGGGTGCCTTCTTTCGGGCGAATGTAGATGTAAAACGGAAGGATTGAGGTTGCACCGCGTATCTGTTCGTGCTACTATAATAACACGCTGATAAAAAATCAGCCATTTAACAAAGGAAACTTAAACCATGAAACGTTTCAATCCTGAAACCAAGACTTTCAAAGTCTTCCACGCACTGTACAAAGGTGCTGCTCTTACCCAAAGCCAAGCTGAAAAGCGTTTTGGTGTCAAGAATTTGGCCGCAGAAGCCAGCCGTATCCGCCAAGCAGGCTACGCTGTTTATTCAAACAGCCGCACAGCTGGCAACGGCGTAACAGTCACTGAGTACGTGATGGGCCAACCTAGCCGTGAGATCGTTGCACTGGGCTACAAGGCCAAAGCAATGGGCATCACAGTCTAAGCAGTTGTTTCGCGACCCATGGGGTCGTTCAAAGAACAAGCCGATTCGCTCCCGGGGCGTTCTTTGAGGGTGTGGTAGAAATACCACACCTTTTTCTTTGGTTGACAGTTTGGTTGTTCGGTTGTATACTAGAGGCTAAGTTAACGAAAAGGAGAGAATCATGTCAAAGAGTCTAGTGTTAATGAGAGATGTAATCAGCATTTATCATCCTGAGTTCCGTATCAGCAAGGATCTACGTGCCTATGGCATCAAGAATCCTGATATCTTTAACACAGAGAGATTGATTGAAGAGAGCTTGGCTGCTGTGGGTCCTTATGAGTTCGTAGATGAATCGGGTTATGATTTCACAGACTATAGCGACAGCAAGACTACCACAGTAGCGGAGTATGACAATGTAATGGCCATTGGCAGTGTAGAGTCTAAGATTGGTGCCCTACGTATTACTATATACAACCCACACAAGCAGGCTCTTGACTATATGTACATGCCGTACAGAGACTGGCAACGCCTAAAAGAATGTTCTTATGGCAAGAGTGAACACAAGGAAAGACTCCGTGTCAGATGGAACGCTAGGAATGATCACTATAACTCTTTTGAAAACTTCAGGGTAAAGAGTTTTGAAGATTTAGCCCGAGCTTGAGTGTTGTAAAAAAACCACACCCGCCGGCACCCTAAACCGGTTGACAGATTGGATACATAGTGTTATAATACACACATGAACAAGCAAGGAGCGACTATGAAATTCACTGCTGATCAAGTCTGGGCCTGTGCTGCTGCCGCGCAGCGTATCAACGGCGGCTACTTCAAAGAGCCCGTGTATGCCAAGACCTTGGATGTGGTAGAAAAAGAAGCCAACAAAGCCTTGGTCAAAGAATGGCTGAGGTCTGGCAACTTTTCCCAGATCACTGCTGCAGACACCGCAGAAGGGATCCGTGCTCGCAACCATTTCAAATCCTACACCTTGCTGGCCATAGCTGGCAGACTCAACGAGTTCCAAGAAACTGCTATGAAGCTGGCAGCCAAAGAAGAGTTCACAGGCCGCGACATGTATGATTTCGCTGTGATCTCATGCCTGCCCTCAGTGGCTGTGCGTGATGCTGCTAACGCAGAACTCAAACGCGAGATCTATACCTCGGAACAGCTCCAAGGCAGTGAAGGAGATAGGATCCAAGGTGAAGTCACTGTGATCAACACCCGTTTCAATTCTGACTACAATAGGTTCAAGGTCCGGGGTCGCATGGGCGAGAGCTTCGTGGACTTTTGGTTCGGGTCCGCTCTTGAAGGCACAGTCAAGATCCGTGCTAAGATCAAGAACCAGCGTGGCGATAAAACAACAGCTCTAAACTATGTGAAAGTCATTGGTTGACAAATGGGTAAATTGGTGTTATACTTATGACACTGAGAGATTAATTGTTTTAACTGTTCTAACTAGCGAGGTCTTAATATGGCAAAAGCACAAGATGTATCCGTCCGTCAAGTTGGCCCTAAGGGTGCCAAAAAAGCGATCCGACACGCAATCAAGATGCGTCGTCCAACCTTCCTCTGGGGTCCTCCAGGCATTGGCAAATCAGATCTCGTCAAGCAGATCGGTGATGACGCTGGTCGCGAAGTCATTGACGTTCGACTGGCCCTCTGGGAACCCACAGACATCAAGGGCATCCCCTACTACAATGCTGAGCAGGGCAAGATGGTTTGGGCTCCCCCTGCAGAACTGCCCACAGACCCAGAGTCTAAGGCCATCATCTTCTTGGATGAGTTGAACTCTGCTCCTCCGGCTGTGCAAGCCGCGGCCTATCAGTTGATCCTTAACCGCCGAGTTGGCACATACCATTTGCCCAAGGGCGTGGATGTCGTGGCGGCGGGTAACCGTGAAGGTGACCGTGGTGTCACATACCGTATGCCTGCTCCCCTGGCTAACCGTTTCATCCACTTGGAAATGAAAGTGGACTTCGATGACTTCCAAGACTGGGCTACCCTTAACAAGGTGCATCCAGAGGTCGTGGGTTATGTGGGTTTTGCCAAGCAGGACCTCTATGACTTCGATCCCAAGAGTTCCTCTAAGGCGTTTGCGACTCCACGCTCGTGGGTGTTCGTCAGCGATCTCCTGTCAGACGATGACTGCGACAACGATACCCTTACAGCCCTGATCGCAGGTGCTATCGGTGACGGCTTGGCTTCCAAGTTTATGGCACACCGCAAGATCGCAGGCAAACTGCCCAAGGCTGGTGACATCCTCGACGGCAAGGTCAAGGACCTCCAGATCAAGGAAGTATCAGCGATGTATTCATTGACGGTGTCATTGTGCTATGAGCTCAAGGACCGTGCAGAGAAGAAGAGCAAGGGTTGGGACGACAACGCAGACTGCTTCTTCCGCTACATGATGGACAATTTCCCCACAGAGCTGGTTGTGATGGGTGCCAAGACCGCACTCACCAACTACGACCTGCCCTTGGACGCTACCAAGATGAAATCCTTCGATGAATTCCACAAGCGTTTTGGTAAGTATGTTTTGAGTGCCATGGAGAACTAAGACCTCGCCCATGGCCGGGCTACGGGCTCCTCAGGGTTCGTAGCCCACCTTTTTTGGTTGACAGGTATGCGAATAGATGCTATAATATACACATACTAAGGAGAGCGACTAATGGACCCAATCGTAGAGAAACTAACAACTGCCCGAGTAGGCCTCTTACTCAAGGCGCCGTTCTTCGGCAACATGGCCACCCGCATGAAGTTGATTGATGCTTCAGACTGGTGTCCTACTGCCGCAACCAACGGTCGTGACTTCATGTATAACGCCAAGTTCGTAGAGAAACTCTCTGTGAAGAAACTGGAGTTCCTGTTCGCACATGAGATCTGTCATGCCATATTCGATCACTTTGGTCGATTGGGTTCACGCATACCCATGCTGGCGAACATCGCACAGGACTATGCCGTGAACCAGATCCTCGTAGATGAACGCATTGGTGAGAAGATCACTGAAGTTAAGATCTGCTACGATGCAAAATACCGTGGCATGGCCTGGGAAGAGATCTATGATGATCTCTACGAAAAAGCAGAGAAGATTCCCATGGATCAACTGCTGAGCCAGCTGGGCGAACTCTTAGACGAGCACATCAAAGAAGAAGAAGGTGCGGGCTCGGGCAGTGACAAGACCAAAGACGGCAAGGGCAAGCCTTCATTGACTAAAGAAGAAGCCGAACAGATCCGTGATGAGATCAAGAACGCTATGATCCAAAGTGCCGCGGCCGCAGGCGCAGGTAAGACTCCTGCAGGCATCCAACGCATGATCAAGAACATCACAGAGCCCAAGATGGACTGGCGCCAGTTGGTGCAACAAGAGATCCAGAGCATCGTTCGCAATGACTACTCTTTCCAGCGTGTTAATCGCAAGAGTATGCACTCAGGTGCCATACTGCCAGGCATGAAAGAAGCCACTACCATTGACGTGGCTATATCAATCGATATGTCGGGCTCCATCGGTGACGAGGATGCGACTGCTTTCCTCTCAGAGATCAAAGGCATCATGGATCAATACGAGGACTTCAAGATCAACCTGTGGTGCTTTGACACAGAGATCTATAACCACAAGACTATCACACACGACGAAGCTCATGAGCTGGTGGACTATGAACCCCAGGGTGGTGGTGGCACAGACTTTGAAGTCAACTGGACCTTTATGGAAGAGAATGGTATCCAACCCAAGAAGTTTATCATGTTCACAGACGGCTACCCCTGCGGTTCGTGGGGTGACGAGGACTACTGCGATACTATCTTTATCGTCAAAGGCAACAAAGAAGCACAGGCGCCCTTTGGTCAGACTGTGATCTATGAGCGTGAAGTGGAGACAGCATGAGCACACCTAGATTCCCCGAAGATCCCACAGACTACGATCTGCCGCCACATACCGATCTGCAGAGTGCCGGCGGTTGTGGCTTTTTCGCCACGGCCCCGCTGTTATGCGTATGCGTGGTTGACAGGTGATCGTTTCGGTGCTATACTTTAGGCTAGTTAGAAAGGAGCGGTAAGATGGAACTGTTAATCGCATTCGTTTTAGGACTTGTAGTAATGGACTTTATGTGGGCTTGGCGTCTGGGCATTCCTCAGGCTCTGTGGTATCGTTGGAAAACTCGCAATGACCCAAAACCCGAATCCTTTGAGGAGCAACTATGAAGATCCTTTTAGCGTTCATCGCAGGTATGTTCGTGGCCACCGTGGGCATCACTGGAGTAGCCAGTGCCATTGACAAGGCCGTTAATAAAACCCAAGAAGTAATGAAGGAGACTGTTAAATGAGCCGTTTCGCTAGAATCAACGAAGATCCCTTTTATGACGATGATGGCAACTGCATAGACGAGGACGATTGGGCTACTGCTGCCATCGATATCGACGATTCGGAACTGGACGAATTGGGCATCGACAAAGATAAATTCAGTCCGAATAATACTATAAATAGTTGATATGAGCAGACTTGAATATCTAATGCGACCGTTGGTCGCATTCGATCCTAGCAATAAGGATCACAGACGTTATTACGCAGAGTTCTTAACTTATAACGGATGGGGCAAATGCCCTGTGCGTTTTATCGTGCCCGATGACATAGGTATGGATCTACCTACAATGATCAAGAACCGTCTGGTTGAATACTATGTTTCACGTGAATTTGGTGGGACTGATATAACCTATGCCAGGTCTGAAGAGATGCGCCGTACCGCCGACGAGATGTATAAGCGGGCGGGCAAACTGCGCAAGGAAGCAGAACTGCTCAAATACCCGAGAAGAACCTAGGGTCTTTCTATATTTCGGTTGACAGGTTGGGCCCAAGGTGCTATACTATGGGTACAGTGAACAACAAGGAGCGAAATATGATCACAGCTACCCCCGAGCAGATCCCCCAGATCGTCCGTGAAGCACAGGACGCAGCACACCAGGCCGCAACCAACTACTTCCATGAAGTCCTAGGTGGACGTGACCAGTTCGCCTGCGGCTTCGCCTGGGTCAACATCTACGGTGTCAAAGGTAACACCCGACTGGGCCGGGCACTGACCGCACAGGGAATCCGAAAGAGCTATGAAGGTGGACTGCAGATGTGGAACCCCTCAAAGTTCGGTTGTCAGAACGTGGACACGCTGGAAGCAGGTGCAGAAGCAGCCGCCCAGGTGTTCAAGCGGTATGGCTTTGAAGCCTACGCTGGTTCACGTTTGGATTGACCCTAAGGCCCGTAAGGGCTTTTTGGTTGAACCAAAAAGTTCTTTAATAAGCGGGCATGATATTAAAGGCTTCTTTAATACGCTGGTGTTGTATAGAAGCCACAGGCGAGTGCGGTCAGGAATTTTTGGTTGACAGATTGGACGGTTGGTGCTATACTAATAACACTAAGACATTGAAAGGAGCGAACGATGTTTAGACTTATTGGGATTGCCGCAGTCTTGTATGTGGGTTGGATTACTGGCATCATCCAGGCTACTCTGATCCTCATGGCAGCAGGTCTTACCACCGTCGCAGGTTTGGGCTAAGGAGAACGACAAATGGATGTCCGTGACATTTTGGTTAATATCCGTAACAGCAACTTGAACAACGATGATCTCAACCTGATCATCGAAGCGGTCAAGTATGCTCGCACACAGAACGGTCGCAAGGCCGCCCGCACACTGAAGATCGGTGAGCAGGTATCGTTCAATGGCCGCAATGGCTACACCGTAGGGGTTCTTGAGCAGATCAAGATCAAGAAGGCTGTGGTGCTAGTGGGTGCCACCCGCTGGAATGTGCCCTTGTCCATGCTGGAGACAGCATGATGTATATCTCTATAGAAACTATAATGTATGTGGGTGCCACACTGGTGATCTTTGGGCCTACGGTGGTCATGTATTTCCTAGACAAAGCCCCAGGTTGATCGCTGGGCCAGGGTGGGCGAGCGACCCCCGCCCTGTTAGAACGAATTGGTTGACAGATTGGACGGTTGGTGCTATACTATAGATTAATTGTTAAGGAGCGAAGATGAAAGTGATTTTCAATAGGCTGCTGGGAGGTTGGTACATAGTGCGTGGGCCGCATCAGACTCCGATCTCCGGGCGCTTTGACACTCGAGAGCAGGCCTTGGCCCATCTACGCCGCCGCAATCCATTACACACTATCTAAGGAAACCACAAGGAGAGTGCCGTGGGATACAAGGTTATTGGTAAGCAGGAAGAGCGATGGGAAGCAAGGACGGGTCTAGAAGGACCATTCCAATTCCTGAATGGGCAGGTCCTGTACTACGATCCCAGGGCAGGACAATATTGGGATCCAACCACGGACTTCTACGTGCCCAACGAGGATGTGGCTCTTTTACAACAGCAATTGGTTGACTTTTTGGCTCGGTGACTGTATACTGTAGGTATAGTAAACGACAAGGAGCGAAAGATGTATATTAAACTAAAAACCGAAACAGAGCAAGAGAAGATCGTCCGAGCCCTGCGTGGCTGGCAGTTTGATCGCAAGCGGCACGGGTGCCTATTTGATCGTGGCTCAGCAGATTCTTACTACGGTCGTGGCTCAGATCCGCACTATGGTGGTGTAGGTGGGGATTCGGGTCCGCGTGTGGATAACTTGACTCCAGAAGAAGTCCGAGAGTATGCCGCAGGCTATGAATACAATGAGCGGCATGGGGACAAGAAGGATTGGAGATAATGGCTACTGTAGAGGGACAACCTGTAAAGATCGGAGACTGGGTTTCGTTCAAGGCAGACACGGAGCAGATGGGACAGATCATTCATATCGCAGAAGATGGTCGAGGTCGTGCGGCCCTGACCCTAGAGAACCTGGCGGGGTTCCACGGTGACTACATAGGTGGGCAGATCCGCACCGTGGTCCGTAGCGACGACTGCTGGGTAGAATGATGGAGGCCGTGCGTGAAATCACTGTTTGGACGGGTGTTGACTACCGGCAACCCAACCACGACTACCTGCTCGACGGCGATAGAGTGGTTGCCTACAGGCCTTGGGGCACAGGTGAAGTCATCAAATGCTCCGGCAAACTCAAGATCGACAGGCGCGGTCGCAAGTTCGAAAAACTCGAACCCAACCCCTTTACGGGCTTTGACACAGCGTCAAAGGAGCCAATGGTTATAGAAGTGCAAGGAAGCAAGGGTGCCGTCTACAGGGTAAATGTTGAAGAACGCAACTGCACCTGCCCAGGATTCACATTCCGTGGCAACTGCAAACACATAGAGGCTCTATGAAGAAATTTACCTTCTGGCGCAACTGCATCGTGGCTGAGACCTTTGAGGTTGTGGCAGAATCCGAAGAGGAAGCACGTGACCTGGTCCGGGATGAAAACCCAGTTCGTGAGGAATGGGTCGATTGGTTATCCGATGATTTCGAACTTGAGAACATTGAAGAATTAGACCCTTTGTACCGTATGGTTAAAGACTACAAATCGGTTGACAGTTTGGTCCTTTGATGCTATACTAATAACATAATGAAGGAGCGACTATGAAATCAGCACAAGAGAAGTTTAACGAATACCTAGAGGAGTGCCGGGAGACCCGGGATGCTATCAATGAGCTGGAAAAGGCTGCTCGTGAGAACAACGATGGTTCCTATGCCTATGCCTGCGGTGTCTACTCGGTGCTGTTAGGAGATGTGATCGCTGAACTGCCTAAGAAGCGTCGTGCAGAGATCCGTGAGCGACTGCTACGCTCTGCCCAGAAGCAGAAGAACGAACTGTTAGCACGGACCATCAAGGAAGCATGATGACCCCAGAAGAATTTGAATATCTAAAACGGGCCATGGAGGAATTGGAAAAGTCTCCTGCGATCTGGGAACGGGCCAAGATCCTTAGGACCGTAAGCCAGATCACGGATCGTGCGGCCAGCAACTACGAACAACAATGCCTAGAGCGGTTTGATCGCATCATGGACCGCAAATACCAAGATCTGCAGAATCAGAAATTGGTTGACATTTTGAAACAGTGATAGTATAATATACACATATTAAGGAGAGCGACACATGCCAAATTGGTGCAACAACACACTAGCATTAGAACACGATGACCCTGCAATGATCACCCGTGCTAAAGAAGCACTGGATCGTGGAGAGTTCCTACAGGAGTTCATTCCTGTGCCCAAAGATCTCACTGACACTGTTGCAGGTTTCAAAGGTGAGGATCAGCGTGAGGCCCACGAAGCACAGCAGAAGGCCAATGTCGAGAAGCATGGCTACGCTAACTGGTATGACTTCTGCGTCAACGAGTGGGGCACCAAATGGGATGTAGGTGGTGATGGACAGGCCGATGTCAGTGATGATGGTAAAGATCTGTTTACCACTTTTGATTCAGCGTGGAGCCCTCCAGTCAATGCCTACGCAAAGTTAGAGGCTCTGGGCTTCCGAGTCAACGCCATGTTCTACGAAGGTGGTATGGCTTTCGCTGGCTCCTACGAAGATGGATCGTGTGATGATTTCAGCCTAAGTGGTATGAGTGCCGACGAGATCGAACAGACCTATCCTGAGATCGACGAAGCATTTGGCATCGCTGAAAGCATCCGTGAGTATGAAGCCATGGAAGAAGAAGAGCTCACAGAATGGATCAAGGACGGTGCAGAGAAGCGTGCCGAATTGAAAACCCTGTGAGGATAGTTAAACTGACCAGGAACTATAACGGCTACGGTGTGTTTACACACCGAGTCGAGTTCTACGGCGGAACTAGGCAGCACAGAGTCCAGCAGTGGATTTCTGTGCGCAACTGGCTGTGGCAGCAATTCGGACCCAGTGCCGAACAATTCCTGGCCCGACCAGAGCTATTCGACGGCGTCCAACCTCAGTGGGCCTGGGATTCAGAGAAGAGTGCCGTATATCTCAAAGAGCAAGCATTGGTGATGTTTCAATTGAAAAAGGAGTTTTGGGAAAATGCCGAGAATCTTTAAGTTTGAATTTGAAGTGATCTGTGCCTCAGAGGGCACAGCTGACGATACCTTGGTTGAATCAATGATTGATCTGGCCATGCAGGATCTGGTCTATGACGACGAGTTTGTCTCCGCCCTTGACGAGAAAGAAGCGGTAACCATTCGCGTGACACCTATTTTGGGCAAATGAATGGTTGACGCTTTGGTAGCAGAGATGCTATAATACTAGTAGAGGTCCAAAAGATCTCGGTTTTTTACACACACATAGGAGAGCCATAATGGCAACCGATAAGAAGTTCGCAGTAGCTGGAGTTAGTACCCTCCAGGGTAAAACCAAAGTACGTTTCGCCAACGATGTCATGCGCATCAAGATCCTGGCCAAGAACGGTCATACCGATATAGAGTTGGTGGATCTTCCCCGCGAGATGACCAAGGCCGAGATCGCTGAGCACATGTCTGAGATCGATTTCGCCAAAGGCCGTGAAGCTGTAGCAGACGCTATAGCTTATGTGGCCAAGAAGAATCCTGTGGCCGCTAAGCCGCAGGCTAAGAAAGCTACTGCCGCGAAGGCAGAAGCAGTCGCCCAGTAAGTCAGTTCGCTCCTGATCTGGGGACCTTGGGGTGTGGCTTTTACGCCACACCTTTTTTTATCTAAAGACCCTGTAAGCCACAGGGTTGACATTTTGGGCAGGCTGTGCTATACTTTGTTTTTAGTTAATAGGAGCGACACAATGTTTGCAAACACTAAACAAGTACGTGCTGTGGGTAATGCTGTTATGGGATTTAGCGCAAATTG